GAGAACGCCAAAGATGCCAAGACTCGGGTGGCGGCTCTGTCTAAATTAGGCGAGATTGACGGCGTAGATGCCTTCAAGAAGCGCAGTGAAGTGACGCATAAGGTCATGTCGATCGAGGAAGTCGAGAAGGAGCTCTTGGACACGCTGACCAAGCTCGAAGACAAAGCGATAGACGTCGAGGCCCGTGAAATTGTCAGGGCTGAAATTAAGGGCGAATGACTGTACTTCCACAACTCACTCCAGAACAGCTGTTCAAGCTACGGCAAGCCTTGCCGACGATGGATCCCAAAGCAAAAAGGCGCACTCTTGAGCTGCTCAAGACCTACGAAGCCCAGATAACGCAGACTTTGAGCAAGGAATCGTTCCTTGACTTCGTCAAACACGTCTATCCGGGGTACAAAGTCGGCCCGCATCACCTGAAATTGGCCCAGATTTTCGAAGATATCGCCAACGGCAAGAAGAAAAGGGTGATTGTAAATATTGCACCGCGTCATGGGAAGTCAGAACTCATTTCCTACCTCGCTCCGGCGTGGTTTTTGGGCAAACACCCCCACAAAAAGGTCATCATGGCCTCTCACACGGCGGATTTGGCGGTGAATTTTGGTCGGCGAGTGCGAAATTTGGTGGGAATGGACAGCTACAAAGAGATTTTTCCGCAAGTTGAGTTGCAAGCTGACTCTAAATCAGCATCAAGATGGGGGACAAACTTCAATGGAGAATATTTTGCTATTGGTGTTGGGGGCGCTCTCGCTGGGCGGGGGGCTGATCTGTTTATTATTGACGATCCACACTCTGAACAAGAGGCAAAAACTGGGCGTCCTGATGTCTTTCTTCCTGCTTGGGAGTGGTTTCAGTCTGGCCCTCTACAACGCCTTATGCCGGGCGGTGCCATTATCGTTGTGATGACTCGGTGGTCGAAGCTGGACTTGACGGGGCAGATCGTGTCCCAGATGAACAAGGAAGAAGGCGTCGACCAGTGGGAGGTGGTGGAGTTCCCAGCCATCAAGGAAGACGGAGAGGCTCTGTGGCCTGAGTTTTGGCCCGTCGAGGAGCTGCTGGCGAAGAAAGCTGCGCTGGACGTGCGGTATTGGAATGCCCAGTACATGCAGAATCCCGTCTCTGAGGAAGGCGCTCTTATCAAAAGGGAGTGGTGGCAGATCTGGGAGGGCGAGACGCCTCCCCCGTGCGAGTTCACCATCATGAGTCTGGACGCAGCCCAAGAGAGCAACAACAGGGCTGACTACAACGCCTTGACCACTTGGGGCGTGTTTTTCAACGAGAAGACCAACAACTACGCCATCATCCTGCTCAACGCCATCAAGAAACGTATGGAGTTCCCAGACCTCAAAGCGTTGGTGCTGGAGGAGTACAAGCAGTGGGAGCCAGACGCGTTCATGGTCGAGAAAAAGTCCAACGGCGCTGCCCTATACCAAGAGTTAAGACGCATGGGCGTGCCAGTTGGGGAGTTCACCCCGGGTAAGGGCCAAGACAAAATCGCCCGAGTCAACGCTGTCTCCAGTCTGTTCCAAGGCGGTGTGGTGTTCGCACCGGACAGGCGTTGGGCCAGAGAAGTGATTGAAGAATGCAACGACTTCCCTAGCGGAGTCAACGATGACTTGGTAGACTCCACAACGCTGGCGCTGTTGCGGTTCCGGCAGGGCGGCTTCATCCGTCTCGATACTGATGAACCAGAGGACGACTTCTTGTACAAGTACCGCAGAAAAGCGGCGTACTATTGAGGACTCACATGGCTACACAGAAATTCATGGGTAGGAACCAACTGGTCGATCGACTTGCAGCACAGGTCGGCAATAAAGACACGGCGATCGCCATACTCAAGAAGCGTGGGCACATGCGAGAAGACGGCACACTGACAGCGGCGGGTCAGAGACGCAACATGATGACTGCTGAGGAGCGGGCCAAAGACCGCGCAGCAAAACGCACGGGTCACCCCACAAAAGATTTCACATATTCAGCCCGCACCAATCGGGCAACTCTGAAGGACAGATGATGGCAACAAACAGCATGGTCAAGGGCCTCTACGCAGCCCCTCAAGGACTCGATCAGTTAGGTGAGGAAGAAGAACCGATTGAGATCACGGTCGAAGACCCAGAGGCGGTCAATATCAGCGGGCCGGGCTTTGAGATTGATATAGAGAAGACCGAGGATGAAGACGAGTTCAACAAGAACTTGGCAGAGGAAATGAGTGAGAGTGAGCTTGCCTCACTTGCGAATACGCTGTTGCAAGACTATGAGACGGATGTCTCAAGCCGTAAAGAGTGGGTGCAGACGTATGTAGATGGTCTGGAGCTGTTGGGCATGAAGCTGGAAGAACGCATGGAGCCTTGGCCCGGCGCATGTGGCGTGTACCACCCACTGCTGACAGAAGCGGTTGTGAAGTTCCAAGCCGAGACCATGATGGAGACATTCCCAGCGAGTGGCCCTGTCAAGACCAAGATCATCGGTAAAGAAACCCCCGAGACAAAGAAAGCTGCTGAGCGTGTCCAAGATGACATGAACCACCAGCTCACCGACGTGATGTTCGAGTACCGGCCTGAGCATGAGCGCATGTTGTGGGGCTTGGGGCTGGCGGGCAATTCGTTCAAGAAGGTGTACTTTGATCCGGCCTTGGGCCGACAAGTCTCGATGTACTGCCCCGCTGAAGACGTGGTTGTGCCTTACGGTGCTTCAAGTTTGGAGGCGGCAGAACGTGTGACCCACGTGATGCGCAAGACGGAGAACGAGGTTAAGCGACTTCAACACGAGGGTTTTTACCGTGACATTGATTTGGGGACTCCTAATAATGTCATGGATGAAGTGGAGAAAAAGATTGCCGAAAAACTCGGCTTCAGGGCTTCACAGGACGACCGCTTCAAGCTGTTGGAAATGCAAGTCGAGCTGGACTTGAAAGGCTATGAGCACAAAGACGAGGATGGGAATGAGACTGGCCTTGCTGTGCCGTACATCGTGACCATCGAGAAGTCCACCGGCGAGGTGCTGGCGATACGCAGAAACTGGAGGCCTGAAGATGAGAGTTGCCACAAGCGTACTCACTTTGTTCATTATGGTTACATTCCGGGCTTTGGTTTCTACTGTTTTGGCCTTATTCATCTTATTGGCGCTTTTGCCAAGTCTGGCACTTCTATCCTTCGTCAGCTGGTTGATGCTGGCACTTTGTCGAATCTCCCCGGGGGCTTCAAAACAAGAGGCCTACGCACCAAAGGCGACGACACACCCATCTCCCCCGGAGAATTCCGTGATGTAGACGTGCCAAGCGGCACGATCAGGGACAACCTGATGGCGCTGCCGTACAAGGAGCCAAGCCAAGTCTTGGCGGCGTTGCTCAACCAGATCATTGAAGAAGGTCGCAAGTTTGCCGGCGCAGTTGAGTTGCAGACCTCTGACATGTCTGCACAGGCTCCTGTTGGTACAACACTGGCAATCCTTGAGCGTCAGTTGAAGACCATGTCTGCTGTTCAGGCACGCATCCACTACTCGATGAAGCAAGAGTTCAAGCTCTTGAAAGAAATCATCCGCGACTACACCCCTGAGGAGTACGACTACGAGCCAGTTGATGGCGGCAGGAAAGCCAAGCAGTCTGACTATGACTTGGTGGATGTGATCCCCGTCAGTGATCCGAATGCGGCAACGATGGCCCAAAAGGTTGTCCAGTATCAAGCAGCATTACAGCTGGCGCAAACCGCGCCACAGCTGTATGACCTGCCTTTGTTACACCGTCAGATGCTTGACGTGCTGGGTATCAAGAACTACCAGAAGCTTGTGCCGATGGACAACGACATGAAGCCACGTGACCCTGTCACGGAGAACATGAACATCTTGTCCAACAAGCCCGTCAAAGCGTTTGTGTACCAAGATCATCAGGCCCACATTGCTGTTCACATGTCAGCGATGCAAGACCCCAAGGTACAAGCGATCGTGGGTATGAACCCACAGATGGCGCAGGCGCTGCAAGCAGCAATGATGGCGCACGTCTACGAGCATTTGGGCATGGAGTATCGCAAGCAAGTTGAACAGACTATGGGACAGATGCTGCCTCCCTATAACGAGGAGCAAGACGAGATGGAGATGTCTCCCGAGATGGAGGTTCAAGTCTCACAGATGGCAGCGCAAGCGTCTCAACAGCTTCTTCAGCAACACCAGCAAGAAGCCCAACAACAGCAAGCTCAGCAGCAAGCACAAGACCCGCTCATTCAGTTGCAACAACAAGAGTTGCAGATCAAACAGCAAGACCTCCAGCGCAAGTCTCAGAAAGACATGCAGGACATGCAAGCCAAGATGGCACAGATCCAAGTTGAACTCAAACGTATTGAGGCCAACCAAGAAACTGAAGGAGCCAAACTTGCGTTGCAGCATCAAAACAATGCGATGCAGCGGCGCATGCAGCAGGAGTCAGAGGGCTTCCGCATGGGAGTCGATATGACCAAACACAGAGAGCAACTTAGCCGTCAGAACCGGCCAATTAAGAAAGGAGATTAATGTACGAACTCATGAAATTTGGTGGCATCGTCACCGAAAAAATTGATGCGCAAGTCAAATATATCGAGGAGTCATTGGCAGCCAAATCTGCCAAGAGCTACGAGGAATATTGTGAACAGTGTGGGGTTGTTACAGGTCTACTCACAGCGCGTCGATTCATCACAGACCTGACAAAAAACTTGGAGAACTCAGATGAGTGAAACACTTGATCTTGGGAGAGCGGTTGACCTGTCAGCCATTCTGCACAAGAACGCGGAGGAAAAGGCAAGACAATTGCCAAAGCCATCAGGCTACAAAATCCTGTGTGCAATACCTGAACAGGACAAGGAATACGACGGAGGAATCATCAAAGCCGATGAGACCATCCGCAACGAGGAGCTTCTCACCACAGTCTTATTTGTGGTCGATCTTGGCCCCGACTGCTACATGGACAAAGCGAAATTCCCAACTGGCCCTTGGTGCAAGAAAGGGGACTTTGTGTTGGTACGTCCACATGCAGGCACAAGATTGGTAATCCATGACCGCGAGTTTCGCATCATCAACGACGATTCTGTCGAGGGTGTTGTCGAAGATCCTCGTGGCGTAAGACGTAAATAAGGAGGAGCTATGGCAACTAAATACGAAGAATACAAGTTACCGCACGAACAAGGCGCGGAAAAAGACGAGTTGGATGTCACGATTGAGGATGATGACGAGGGTGTAGAAGTCAAAGTTGTTGACGACACTCCTCCTGAGGACAGACACGTCGAACCGTTGCCGGAAGACATCAAAGATGAGTTGGAGAAAGTCGACGAGTCTGAAGATTATTCTCAGAACGTAAAGATCAAGTTTAAGCAGTACAAGAAGGCTTGGCACGATGAACGTCGGGCAAAAGAGGCGGCTTTCCGCGAACAGCAGGAAGCTCTGTCAGTTGCTCAGCGTATCCTAGACGAGAACAAAAAGCTAAAGTCCATGATCCAGACTGGTGAGAAAGAGTTAATCTCTACTTACCAGACATCTGCCGAAATGGAACTTGACAAAGCCGAGAGAAACTACAAGGAAGCCTACGATTCGGGGGATTCCGAGAAGCTTTTGGCGGCTCAGAAAGAGCTAGTTCGTGCAGAAATGAAGCTTGATAAAGCAAAAAATTTCAAACCTACTGTACAAGCTGAAGAAAATGATGTACAACCCGTCCCACAAAGGCAGGAAGCGCAGCCTCAGATGGATCCGAAGGTCGCAAGCTGGGTGTCCAGAAACCCTTGGTTTGTAGATCAAAGTAAGCGTGCAATGCGCAAGTACGCTGAAGGAGTCCATGAAGAACTCGCTGAACGCTATGGTAGAGGATTCATTGGTACTGACGAGTATTTCGCCAGTATCGACAAAGAAGTCAAGAAGCGGTTCCCAGAAGAATTTGCTTCATCTTCTGCAAACGGTGAGGATAAAACTCAACGTACAAAGCCAGCCACGGTGGTTGCCCCCGCCAAGCGCAGTACAGCCCCCAAACAGGTTGTATTAAGTAAAACTGAAGCGAATTTGGCTAGAAAATTGGGGTTAACTAACGAGCAATATGCTCGTGAAAAAATGAGACTGGAGGCCTAAAAATGGCAAATGAAAGCAGATTACAACGCGAGATGACAAGCCGTGCAATGCAAGAACGCCCCACGCAGTGGCGTCCTGCGGAGCTGCTGCCGGAACCTGACAAGGCCCCGGGCTACGCGTACAGATGGATTCGGATTTCTTTCAATGGTCGACGTGACCCTAAAAACTTCTCCGCGAAGATGCGTGAGGGTTGGGAGCCGGTAACAATTGAAGAACAACCGAAGTTTCAACTGCTAGTTGATCCTGATAGTCGTTTCAAAAACAATATCGAGATCGACGGGCTGTTGCTCTGCAAGACACCTATTGAGTTTGTGAACCAGCGTACAGCGCATTACAACCATCAGAGTGTTTCTCAGATTGAGACCGTAGACAACAGTTTGATGCGTCAGAGCGACGCGCGGATGCCGCTGTTCAATGAACGCAAGTCCACGACAAGCTTTGGCAAAGGCACTTAATCTTTTTGGAGCTTAAAAATGGCTTATCCGACTGTATCGGCCCCCTACGGGCTAAAACCGATCAATTTGATCGGCGGTCAGGTTTTCGCGGGCCAAACTCGTGAACTCCCGATCGCAAGCAACTACGGTACTGCGATTTACAACGGCGACATCGTCCGTATTTCCAGTGGCGTGATTGTCAAAGAAACCGGCACTACCACCGTCTCCGCGACTGGTGTTGTTGGCGTTTTCCTTGGCTGTTCTTACACCAACCCTAGCACCGGCCAAAAGCTGTTTGCTAACTACTACCCCGGAAGCGTCGTCGCTTCTGACATCCTTGCCTATGTGGCGGATGATCCTGACCAACTGTTCAAAGTTGCTGTGACTGGCGGCGCTACAAGCACTACCATTACTCCAATCAGCCCATTGGTTATTGGCGACAACCTCGCTATTTCTCAACCCGCTTCTAACTCCACTGTTTCTGGCAACTCAAACATTGGTGTTTATGACTCTGGCTCGAACACAGCATTCACTTTGCCTGTTCGCGTCATTGGTGGCGTTGCAGAAACTGTCGACTCCAGCGGCAATTACAGCGAAGTGATTGTCAAGTGGAATGCTCCCTATATCACTCTGACCGAAGGTACTCCTAACGTCGTGGCATATAACGGTGGTCATTCTTACATGAACCCAACTGGCAACGCCAGCGTCTAAGGAGTAACTTAAATGGCTATTTCACGCGCACAACTATTGAAAGAGTTGCTCCCGGGCTTGAACGCTTTGTTCGGTGTTGAGTATGCAACCTATGGTGAAGAACACAAAGAGATCTACGAAACTGAGACCTCTGAGCGTTCATTCGAAGAAGAAACCAAGCTGTCTGGCTTCTCAGCTGCACCAGTCAAAAACGAAGGTTCTGCCATCGCTTATGACAATGCGCAAGAGGCATGGACTGCACGCTACAACCACGAAACCATCGCTTTGGGTTTCTCGTTGACCGAAGAGGCCATCGAAGATAACTTGTACGACAGCTTGTCTGCTCGCTACACCAAAGCTCTGGCTCGCGGCATGGCGTATACCAAACAGATCAAGGCAGCTTCTGTTCTGAACAACGGCTTCAACTCCAGCTACGCTGGCGGCGACGGTCAACCTCTGTTCAGCGCTTCTCACCCATTGGTTTCTGGCGGAACCAACAGCAACATCCCATCTACCCCTGCTGATTTGAACGAAACATCGTTGGAAAACGCTGTGATTCAAATTGCCCAGTGGACTGATGAACGTGGCCTGTTGATCGCAGCCAAGCCCAAGAAGCTGATCATCCCTGTCCAGTTGCAATTCGTTGCAACACGTCTGTTGGAAACCGAACTCCGCGTCGGAACCAATGACAATGACATCAACGCAATCAAGAACAACGGTTCTATCCCCGGTGGTTACACTGTAAACCACTACTTGACAGACCCCAACGCTTGGTTCTTGACTACTGACGTACCCAACGGTATGAAGCACTTTGTCCGTACTCCGCTGGCTAACAGCATGGACGGCGACTTCGACACCGGCAACGTGCGTTACAAGTCTCGTGAGCGTTACAGCTTCGGCTGGTCTGATCCCCTCGGTATGTGGGGTTCTCAGGGAGCCTGATGATGAGGGGGCCTTGTGCCCCCTTTTCTTTTGAGGTATATTGCTTCAAACCGGATTCCCCGGTGTGTCAGACTGATCCGGCAGATGCGTACACAACTGACACGCTGATCTTTGTACGAAGGACAATTTAAAATGGCTTTATCTACCACCCAAAGTATTTGGCGTTCTGGTGGCGGCGATCAAACACGTACCGCCTACTGTGGTTCTGGCGTTATGGCTGCTCAGTTCTACATTGCAGACGCCTCTGTTGCAACCGCAACCAACGTAAAAGTTTCCTCAGCTTCAGGCGCTCCTAACCTGATCCTGCCTGAGGGCGCAGTTGTTTTGTCTGTGGAAATCAATGACGCAGGTACAGGTTCTGTTGATCTTGGAACCCGCAATTACTCTACTGGCTCTGTGACTGGCGCAGCTATCGGCAACAACGTCGATGTTTCTGCTGTAGGTTCAGTTACCGCTGGTTTGACCCGCACTGCTATTGCAGCCATGTCTTACGTCACTGTGACGATTGACACTTCTGGCGCTGGCACTGTTGGTGGCTACATCACATACTTCGTTGCAGATCCTCTGGTTGGTCAGCAAAACGTCTGATAGGAGGCCAATATGGCTATGCAATACGACGTTAAATCGGCTCATACAAACGCTAATGCGGCGCTATATGCAGGTCGCACGCGTTTGAAAGGGGTCTTGATGACCGTTTCAGGCGGGTCACCTACTGACCATGTTAAGTTTTATGACAATGCGTCTGCGGCTACGGGCACTGTACTTGTAGAGTTAGACACATCTCATGCGTCGGTAGTGTATGTATTGATCCCCGGTGAAGGAGTTTTGTTTCAAAACGGCATTTACTGTGATCTTGGGGATGCTACCTCAGTGACGGTGTTCTATGGCTAAGTCACCAGCATGGCAACGAGCAGAAGGGAAGAATCCCAAAGGCGGCTTGAACGCCAAAGGGCGCGCCTCTGCCAAGAAACAAGGTATGAACCTGAAGCCCCCACAACCGGAAGGTGGCAAACGCCGAGACTCTTTTTGCGCCCGTATGGAAGGGATGAAAAAGAAATTGACGAGCGCCAAAACCGCAAAGGATCCCAATTCGAGGATTAACAAATCTTTGAGAGCATGGAATTGCTGACATGGATATCAACACGATTTGGTCAGCAGGTTTATCCCTGTTACTTGGAATTTTGTGGTTCTTCATCCGTGAAAAGATGGAAGATGTCAAACGTATTGAGCGGCTTTTGAACATTACTCGTGAGGAGATTGCTCGTGATACAGCAACTAAAGCAGAAGTCACAAGAGTTACTGAACACATTGATCAGCGTTTTAACAAGCTTGAAGAAAAAATTGACAGGCTTCTTCAAAAAGGCTGATGATGCCAAGCAGTAGCAGCAAGCAACACAATTTCATGGCGGCGGTGGCGAACAACCCTGCATTTGCCAAGAAAGCAGGAGTCCCACAGTCTGTGGGGAAAGAGTTCGTAAACGCCGACAAAGGCAAAACTTTTAAACAAGGTGGCGAGATGAAAGAATCTAAAGGCATGATGAAAAAAGAGGTTGGTTTCATGAAGGCTAAGGGCGCTCCCAAGTCCATGATCAAACATGAAGAAGCCGAAATGAAGGGCATGAAAAAAGGCGGTAAGGCCATGCCTACCTCCATGGGTTCTGTCAGAACCGCTGCCCCCAGCCGTGACGGCGTTGCTTCCAAAGGCAAAACCAAAGGCATGATGGTCAGCATGAAAAAGGGCGGCAAAGCCTGCTAAGGAGTCATCATGGCAAAACCAATGTCAAAACCAGTAAAAAAATTCAAGCGTTTCGCTGAAGGCGATTTGGTTAAGGGCACAACCAATGTGCGAACACGTTCTGATGACGAGATCGGGGACACAGACCCTCGAACTCGTGTTTATACTCCCGGCAGCTTTGATAAAAACCGAGCGGCTGGTGAAGCAAATCTCAATGCTGTAAAAGGTCTTTTTGGTCGTCTAACTGGGGGCAGTAAAGATTCTTCTGAATCTAGCTCTACAGCTTCTACCAGCAAACCTTCTTCTGGCGGACTCAGAGGTAATTTCTCTTCTGCGTCAAGCGGTGCTTCTGGTGATGATACTGGTAAGCCATCTGGCAGTCCTTTAAAAGGAGTATCTACCAAACAGCCGAACACAGAATCTGCTGCGGAAGATAAATCTGAAAGCACGGATAGCGGTTCAGAATACAAACCAACCCTTGACCTTTCTAAGCCGCTTCATACACCCAAGTATGACTATGAGGCTCCTAAAGATAAAAAGAAACCGGTGGTTGACAAGAAACCTGTGGTTGACAAGAAACCTGTGGTTGACAAGAAACCTGTGGTTGACAAGAAACCTATAAAAGATACTTCTAATTACAGTAACGAAGGCCGTAGTTCTCCTCCTCCTGCCAAGTCTGCAAAATCAGAAAGCAAGACTGAGAAAAAAGGCATTGGCCCATACAACGTGTTCAGCGGCGTGGGTGATTACCTGAATAAAACATTCACCATGGAAGGTCGGGAGCAGGCCAAAAAAGAAGCCAAAGAAAAATTTGGTATGAAAAAGGGCGGCTCTGTCCGTTCATCCGCATCCAGCCGTGCTGATGGCATAGCCCAGCGTGGCAAGACCAAAGGAAGGATTTGCTAATGGCTACCGAAGACGACAAGAAAGCTGCCAAATATCGGCAAGAAGCCAAGACTGGTGGCACTGATGCGCCTGTCCCTCCTACCGTTGTGCAAGAAGCCCAAGACAAGAAGATGCAGGAGAAGGCAAAAGCTGCTCCTACAACCAAGACTGAAATGGGCAAACCCTTCGCCAAAGGCGGTACAGCCTCTGCGCGGGCTGACGGCATTGCTCAGCGGGGCAAAACCCGTGGCACGATCGTCATGTGCGGCGGTGGAATGGCGAGAGGCAAAAAATGATGGCCTCCCGTGGCATGGGCGCGATCCGTCCTTCAAAGATGCCCAAAGGCAAGACGGTTGTTCGCAAGGACAACCCGAACGATGTCGAGGTATACAAGAAGGGTGGGGGTGTCAACGCCGCTGGCAACTACACCAAGCCCGAGCTGCGCAAGCGGATCGTGTCTCAGGTCAAAGCCGCAGCCACCCAAGGCACTGGCGCAGGTCAGTGGTCAGCCCGTAAAGCCCAGTTGGTAGCCAAGAAATATAAGGCTGCTGGTGGGGGTTACAGAGATTGAAAGCGCCACAGCAATCCCTCAAGGATTGGACGGCCCAGAAATGGCGTACCAAGTCTGGCAAGCGGTCGTCTGATACGGGGGAGCGGTACTTGCCGGAGAAGGCAATCAAGGCGTTGAGTCCTGCTGAGTATGCGGCAACGACAAGAGCCAAGAGAGCAGGGAAAGCGGCGGGTAAACAGTTTGTGAAGCAGCCACCCAAGGTGGCAAAAAAGACAGCAGGGTTTAGATAATGGCGGTCACCACCGGACTCACGGCATTCAACCTAGACCTCAATGACATCATTGAGGAAGCGTATGAGCGGGCTGGCTTAGAGGTTCGCACGGGCTATGAATTTCGTACGGCACGCCGTAGCTTGAACATGCTCACCATTGAGTGGGCAAACCGTGGTATCAACCTCTGGGCGATCGAGCAAGGGCAGATCGTCATGAACACAGGCCAGCCGTTGTACCCATTCCCCGCAGACACCATCGACTTGCTTGACCATGTCATTCGTACGCAGGCAAGCGGTATCAACCAGACCGACATCAACATCACACGAATCTCCGAGTCGACTTATTCGACTATCCCAAATAAGCTCGCCCAAGGCAGGCCAATTCAAGTTTGGGTCAACCGTCAAACGGCAAACACCAACACAACCACGATTACGCTTGATGGGACTATCTTGGCGTCTGACACCACCATCACGCTCAGTTCTACCAATGGCCTCGCTGTAACTGGC